CATGAGAAGGCCATGGAGCTGTTCCGTAAGATAGCATCGTCTGACAAGATGCGTGAGGGACTCACTGACCAGTACATGCGTGAACAGGATGTTCGTGGCACCAACCTGTGGGCTGTGTACAGCACACTCACTCACTACGCTTCTCATCCCGAGGGCGCATTCGCACTACGTAAGTCAGTGGAGGAGAGTGACACTGTAGCATCTACCATGCTGCGACATGAGATGGATGTTGCACGTTGGACTCGTAGCGATGAGTGGAAGGTGTTGGAGGCCACTTGACACAAGTGTGCAACAGTCGTATAATAGCCGTAGGCTGAACAGAAGGAGTATGTCACTATGGTGTTGACAACTACAGAGGCACGGCGTCTCACATCTACATTCGATGCCAAACTCATCGAGATGGAACACATGTTGCCATCGTCTGGTACCAATCGTGGTGCCATTGCGTTGCAGTATTGGTTCTTCAACTGGATGACTAAGCAGTTGGATGGTAAGCTGAAGCGTGTGACGAAGGAGGCCATCACGAGTGGTGTCATCTTCGATCACAAGAAGTCTCCACTCCCACCACAGACACAGAAGTTGGTCTACTCAGACGACACAGTACACATCAGTGTGACTGTGAATGCTGCTTCAACACGTGTTGACTGGTCATCTGTGGTACAGGAGTTGGTGGACAGGAAGCTCGTATCGCAGTCAGAGATCGATGAGTTGGTCTCTGCACACACGAAGGAGAATGCCCCTGCACACAAGTTCACTTCTTTCTTAGCGACTGATCCAGTCGTAGAGTAACAACAGTCGCAGTAGGGGACCATTCGTGGTCCCCTATTGTTGTTAGGAGCAGCATGTCGGTAGTCCCAATGACTGTGAAGCCAAAGAATGAAACACGACACTACGGAGGGCACACCTACCACCTGATGTATGATCCCAATGCACCACTACCCAAGAGATGGGTATGGCAAGCAATCATCACTAAGAAGTATGAGTTCGTTGGAGAAGCCTCGACCATCGATGCAGCAGCACGTGCTGCGAAGAAGCGCATCGATAAGTTTGCACAGCTATGGGGAGGCAGCAATGAGTGAACTACGCGATGTCACAGCAGACGAGTATGAGGAGACACACGAGGAACCAGACAGAGGTGACACACCAACACAGCGTGTGACCATCAATCAGATGGACATCAATGCACTCGATGACATGCTGGATGAGATCCGCACACGTAGGCTGACAGCAGTGAAGAAGCTAGAAGCAGCAGCCAAGGTGAAGGCTGACGATGTGCGACTGGTGACATTCCTGAAGTTCCAGACACAGTACAATCGTGCAAAGAATGCCATAGCCAAGTTGGATGATGTGATTGCGAAGGTAGAGAGTGCAGTCCACAAGGCTAGGCTACTAGCTATGGCATGTGAGATGGAAGTTAGCATGGAGTCAGAAGATGCCTGATGTCACAGGACCAGTGCGTGCGAGAGACTTACGTGCCAACATCAAGGAGCTAGGCTTCGAGACAGGTGTGGTGAAGACACTAGAACTCATGTTGGAGGAGCATAGCCACATGCGATTCCAACTGCATCAGATGGCTCAGTTGCTAGACTCATGCATCGATCAGATAGGCAACATGGTGAATGTCGGTAAGACCATGACTGAGAAGATGGATGAGTTGAAGCGTGCTGACCTAGGTAATGGCCATGATAGTTAAGGGCACCACACACGACCTGACACTCACATCCATGCCCACAAGGGGTCTGGAACTTGAGGCGTTCGACAACACCAAGTGGTCAGCCATCAACACATGTCCTACGTGGGGCATCACTCGATACCAGATGCATCTCAGGATGCCTGGAGGTGGTCGTGCGTTGGCACTAGAGGCAGGTCATGCACTGCATGAGGTGTTTGCATGGGTACGTCTCGCCTCGTTACTGGACCAGCAACAGGAACGTGGTAAGGATGCCGTGTTCATCCACAGGATGTATCAGTTCCATGGCACACGGCTGTTTGGTACTGAGCGTCTAGATCACATCACCAAGCAAGTAGAATCAGCTACTGATCTACCTGATGTCTGCAAGCGTGGTGCCATCGCTGTGTTGGACACATCAGGCTACTACGATGATCCACGAGACAAGAGACGCACGCTGTCCAACATGGAGGAGTCAGCGTATGCTTACATCAATCGTTGGCGTTGGGATCATCCTATTTGGATGCGTGATCCTACTGATCCCACTGCGGATGTGGGCATTGAGATACCCTTTGAACTTCATGCCACGCTTGCTAATACAGTTGGTCCTAGTGAGCAGTTTGAGTTTAGGTTTGTCGGTCGTATTGACGGCATACATACGGATGGCAGTGGAAGGCTAACTGTCCATGACAACAAGACTGCTAGTCGTCTGAGTGACACATGGTCACAGGCCCAGATGACCAGCCATCAGTATACTGGATATTGTGTCGCTGCCTCTCATTTCACACAACAATTGGTATCGCGTTGTCAGGTTTTAGGACTTGCATTACCCCAGCCACGGAGTTATGATTTCGGTGGTTTCGCGACGGAATCCATGGACCGTCACGGCTACCATGTCAGGAGATGGGTGGACTGGATAGTCCATACCATGAGGATCGCTCGTATCTATGCGAATGATCCAATCAATGCTCCTAAGTATACTCATTCTTGTAATAGATACTTTAGAGCATGTGTTCTCATCCCATTTTGTTATGGTGATGATGACGAACAGAACCGTATCCTTGGTGAGATGGAGTTAGATGAGTGGAGTCCGCTAGACAAATCTGTTCTAGACGGTGTAGGATCAGAGTAGTAACAGCAATGAGGCTAGTCATGGATGACATAGAGTTCCTTCGAACATACAACTCTGCATGTGATGCTGCTGAACAGATGGATGATGCCAGTGGCAAGAGAGCAGTGCAGTTGTTGCTGCAATTGGTCAATTCACTCCGTGAGCAGATTGAGGACATGCATGTGGATGAGTGCTGATGGCACTACCTACATTCGAGAAGCCTGACTTCAGCTTCACACGCATGTATCTACTTGTGTGGGGTGCAAGTGGATGTGGCAAGACGACACTAGCAGCAACTGCTCCTGGTGCTAAGGCAATCATACAGTTCGATCCACAGGGTGCTACAAGCATTGCCAACAGGGATGACTTCTACCTGTTGGACATATCTGGTAGCTCCTTTACAATGACGATGATGGAGTTCCAGAAGGCTGATCCATTCGGTATGCGTGCCTTCATCACAGCGCATCCTGATGTGGAGACAGTTGTCATCGACAGCATCACAACGCTATCCTTCCAGGCACTACAGTATGCAGTGACCAAGGCAGGAGGCAACTCCAACATCGAAGTGCCAGGCATGAATGGCTATGGCACTCGTAACAATGTGATGCGTCGTGCTGTGCAAGTCATCATGCAGATATGCAGTGAGTTGAAGAAGCATCTCATTGTCATCACACATGAGGCTGCACCTGACAAGGACACGCAAGGCAACACCATCGAAGTTACGATGTCGTTGTCATCCTCATTGGCCAATGATGTGTCACTACGCTTCAATGAAGTGTGGCACATGAAGGACATTGGGATGGAGCGTGTGATCTATGTGAGACCTGCTGGTGTATGGAAGCCAATGAAGTCTCGCATGTTCCAATCACAGAAGGATGCCAAGTTCGTATGGCACTACAATGCAGACGCATTGCATGGTGAGGGCATCAGTGATTGGTTTCATCAGTGGCAGAACAATGGAGGTGCAAAGATACCACTGCCTACAAAGAAGTAGGCCATCCCCATGCGCTGAAGATGGCCTATGAGTATGCACATACAGTGTATAGCGTGAAGTCAACCAGTGCTGGGTCTGCCAAGGCCCAACGACCTTCATATACTACTTCCCCTATAGGAGTTCAAGACCCATGAGCGGTTCTTCGTCCATCATGCGCTTCTCTCAGGACATTGCGAGTGCAGAGGCACCACCGCCACTACCTGCACGTGTCTACAACGCCGAAGTGATCGGTGCGTCACTGCGTCCTGCTGCATCGAGTGGTGTTGTCTACCTCAACTTGCAGTTCCGTGTGCCTGCTGATCAGTACTCAGCAGACTACGAAGGTGATCCTGATGGGACCATCCTGTACTACAATCGGTTGCAGGCTGTAGACAATCCGACCAACCGCTACAGGTGGCGTCAGGCGATGACTCGGTTGGGTGGTCCTCTGTCTATGACAGTGGATGTCAACTCACTGATTGGCCTGCGTGCCAATATTGAGGTCGTGCATCAGGAGTATGAAGGCGAGATGCGTGCCTCCATCTCTAAGCTCGTTGATGCCTGATTAATCAGTGTGTGCTGTTGCATTCTGTAGCAGCACACACTACACTGTAGAGGCTCAAATGAGTTCTAGGAGGAACCAAGTGTCTGATACCCAAACACGTGCAACACGACCGGCTGGTGTCGGTGGTGGCGCACAGACTGCACCTGTTGAACCGAATGGTGCGGAGCAGCCTGCTCCTACCACACGGAAGCGTAGACAGCAGGGACCAGCTACTCCGAAGCCTGCATACGTTGTAGTGCAGGTGTTGGATGAGAACGGTCAGCTATCTGCATTCGACAAGCGACGTATCAAGGTGGTCGCTGTTGAGCGTGATGCTAACAAGGTGTTGGCTGCCATCGATGCAGACGAGACGAAGAACACATTCTACCTGTCTGTGACTGTGCCTCCTGGCACACGTGCTGGAACGCCCAACAAGGCGTGATAGCTGTTCACATGCAGTAGAGGAAGAGGCCGCATCATGCCAGAGGATGCGGCCTTTTCTTTTACTACCAACTCTCACAGTAGGAATGCACATGGCAGACAATGATCTGAATGCAATGTTCAACATTGCACCACCGATTGAATGGGATGAAGTCCAACAGCAGGCAATCGAGGCATGCTGCAATGTGAAGCAACGCATCGTAGCTGTGACAGGTAAGGCTGGCACTGGTAAGACAGTGCTGATGCGTGAGGTAGCACGTCGTCTCACTGAGGCAGGCTATGTAGTGCAAGCATCTGCACCTACAGGTAAGGCTGCGAAGAGAGTCAATGAGGCAACTGGTCTACATGCAATGACCAACCATCGCATGCTAGGCTATGGCATGCCACGTGACATCGAAGTGGATGACGAGAAGACAGGTGAGAAGAAGACTGTCTCAGTGTCTACTGGTCCACGATACAAGTTCTCACAGCCTATGCCATACGACACCATCCTGTGTGATGAGTATGCAATGGTCAATCAGGAGATCAATCGCAACCTGATCGATGCACTCAGAGCAGGAGGAAGGATCTGCATGTTTGGCGATCAGAACCAGTTGAAACCAATTGAAGAGGATAAGCGACTCGATGCCCAACCCAGTGCATTCCAAAACGCACTCGCCAAGTTCGGTGGGATTACGCTGGACACCATACACAGGCATGATGAAGGAAGTGGAATTGCTCGCAATGCTGCTCTCATCTTGCAAGGACGGATGCCTCGCGTCACTGACGACTTCAAAATCCAGCAGACAGATCAACCTGTCCGTGCAGTGCAAGAATTTGTCGCCATGTCCACTGATGCAGGACATCGTTACGACGATACGGACCATCAAATCGTCACGTGCATGAACAAGTCATGGATTGGCACACAGAGGCTCAACCTCGTAGTGCAGTCCATGTTCTGGCATCGTGAACGTCCATTCATTGACTTGCCTCGATACAAGAAGGCCAATGAGGATGTAGCACCCATCCGTGTGCAGATAGGTAGCAAGGTAGTCTACACCTCTAACAGCTACGACCTGACAGGTGATGGAACATCGTATGCATTCAATGGTGAAGTGGGTATCGTAGTTGACATAGACCACCAGCATGGTAGTATAGAGATAGACTTCAACGACAGGACAGTAGTCATCCCACCGCTGATGATCACTGTCCGTCCTGATGGTCGTGTGATCGAAGGTGATCCACGACGCAACATCGACTTGGCCTATGTGCTGACGACGCACAAGATGCAAGGCTCAGAGGTCAAGCACGTATGCTACGTGATGAATAGGTCCACGCTGTGGGGACAGTCACGTCGTAACTTCTACACAGCAGTCACTAGGTCACGAGAACATTGCACAGTGTTCTGTGATCCTGTCTCACTCGCGAAGTCAACTAGGTTCGAGGGATGATATGGCATTCGTAACAGTAGAGAAGCTCCGCACCGGTGCAATAGGTACAGCCGGGACACCATGCGTGACTATGGGTGCATACCTTGCAGATGGCAAGGCACACAAGTCTAAGAGCGTAAATCTTAGGATCACACGATCACTCGTTGACATACTTGGATGGCCTATAGATGGACGCACTCTGTTCCTTGTAGTCAGAGAAGGGACAGACTCAGACAAAGGCTTCTTGCAGATCATGCCTGATCCACAGGGACGCCGCACCACACAGCCAACAGATGGTCAGGGCTTCGCATTGACCTTGGCCATTGAGAGCCTCAAACACTACGTGCTCAATGAGTGTCCTGTGGCATCGTCTGTCGTGCAACACATGATTGATGGTGATGCACTCATCATCGAGTGTCCTGATTGGCTACGCTACAATCCACTGTCTGTACCACAGCCTGTTGCTAAGGAGGTGGTCGCACCAGTAGCGAATGCTACCTTTCCAAAAGGGAAGGCGGCCATACTCGAAGCGAGGCGTGCGGCATCCTTCGATGAGCTAGCAGAGAAGGTGTCTGCTAATCTAGAGGTGATGGACCTGCTCAACAGACAGGAGCGTCGCACCATCAACAAGAAGATGCAGCAACACCTACGGAGGTAGTAGAATGGGGCTGGGTCGATAGCCCAGCCCTATCCACAGGAGGATGCTCATGCCTACAATCGAAGAAGAAGCCAACAAGCAGACTGCTCAAGTCCTAGAATACATGCAACCACATCTCACTGCAATGGGAGACTTAGGCTTCGATGGAGCAGCCGTCTGTCGTGGTCTGGCCGTCATCCTAGGAATACTGATCCATCGATGCACAAGCAGTGAAGAAGAGAAGCAGTTTGCAATCGATAGTGTCATGCAGGTGATCACTGACTCAGCGGTCAAACCGGAGACACTGCAATGATGATCCCTCTGACACGTGGATACGTTGCAGAGATAGACTTCTCTGACTGGTGGAAGGTGCAAGGACGCAATTGGTTTGCTGTCGAACGAGGCAACACAATGTATGCCGAGACGCGCGTAGCAGGACGGAACATAGGGATGCATACATTCATACGACAAGCACCAGAAGGCTATCACATCGATCACAAAGATCGTAACGGATTGAACAATCGTTGGAACAACTTGCGTCCTGCTACACACAGACAGAACATGCTCAACGCTGTGAGGACGCAGCAATCTGAGTATGCATCAGGGTATCGTGGTGTCACACTACTATACAGTGGCAGGTATCAGGCACGCATCCGACATGAAGGAAAGAATCACGGCCTAGGAACATTCGACACAGCAGAGGAAGCAGCACATGCATATGATGATGCAGCTAAGGAATGGCACGGTGAGTTTGCTATCCTCAACTTCTCACAGGAGTAGCACACATGATGATTGCGCCGGTTGCCAACATCGGAGCCATGGATCGTGAACTACGAGCTTTGGCTTCTGCTGCTGGTCTTGATTATGACTGTGGTCCAGGCGGTCGCCTTGATAGCAGCATTGCTATTGTTGCAGAGGCACCTGGAGAGCGTGAGTGCAACCTTAAACAGCCGCTTATCGGTGGGTCAGGGAAGTACCTTTGGGATCGCTTACGTGCCGATCGCATCACGCGCAACGATGTCTACATCACCAACGTCTGTAAGCGCAAACTGGTCAGCGCTGCGGACGGACACGACATCACAGACAAACAAGGGAAGGTGACACTTGGAAAACAAGAGCGCAGCTTCTGGCATCATCTACTTCGAGAAGAACTCAGCAGGCTGCCCAACCTGCAATATGTTGTGGCGCTTGGTAGTTATGCCCTCCAGGCACTCGTGGGATACGATGCTATATCAAAGGCACGGGGTTCTGTATTTCCAGTGGACATCGAAGGACGACGTATCCAAGTCCTGGCCACCTACAATCCCGCGCACGTCATGCGGGAACCACGAATGGAAATAGTGTTCCGCTTCGACTTGGATAAGCTAGCTAGGCTACGTCGTGGAGAGTTCAGTGTTCCGAGTATATCCACACTCATCAATCCATCCTATGCCGAAGCAATGGATGCGATCCGTTGGCTCCATACTACTACAGAGCCAATCGCCTATGACATTGAGACGATGGCTGGTGAGACTGCATGTGTTGGCTTCGCAGCATCGAACACAGAAGCAGTATGCATTAACTTTCGTTCGCAAGGGCGCAATCACTATTCGCTGCATGAAGAGCGGGATATACGTCTGGCCATCCAAGGACTACTTGGCAATAAAGAACTTCGCTTCGTCACGCAGAATGGTCACTATGATGCGTCCTGGCTCTGGTTCAAAGATCGTATCAGGCCGCACGCACATTGGTTCGACACAATGTTGGCACACCATACTCTATTCCCATCGCTACCACATGATCTTGGCTTCATCACTGCACAGTATACCGACCATCCCTACTACAAGGATGAAGGCCAACTGTGGAAGGAACAAGGAGACATCGATGCCTTCTGGGAGTACAATGGCAAGGACTGCTGCATCACACGCATAGCACATGAGTGTATGGAGCGAGAGCTACATGAGCACAAGATGCATGACTTCTTCCACAACCATGTGATGAAGTTGCAACCTCATCTCGTAGAGATGACAATGAATGGAGTGATGGCAGATGGCGAACGAAAGGATAGACTCAGCATCGAACTTGGAAGAGAACTTGAAGAGGCAAGACTACTATGCCAAGACAAGGCACGTGACTGCACTGGAGTACCAGATTACCAACTTAATCCCAACAGCAGTCATCAGCTCGCTGTGCTCTTCTTTGATGACCTGCAACTGGTCGGACGAGGACGTAGCACTGATAAAGAGAATCGTGACCGTATTAGAAAACATCCACGCACAAGCGCAGGAGCTAGAGAACTTGTCGCGGCCATTGATGAGTTTAAAGAAAGAGCTAAATTCGTATCTACGTACGTCCATGCAAATGCAGATACAGACGGACGCTGGCGTGCAGCATGGAGACAAACAGGAGTCAGCCGTGCCCCCGGTAGACTGAGTAGCAGTCAGACTGCCTGGGGTAGTGGACTCAACATGCAGAACATACCTGAGAATGCAAAGGATATGTTCACGGCACCGTGTGGTTGGGAGTTCAGCTACTACGACATGGCTCAGATTGAGGCACGCATCGTCGGGCACCTAGCTGGCATTGCAAAGTGGCAACACCAGTTTGAACAAGCGCGTTTGAACCCAGGATCATACGATAGTCATTGCGCTTTGGCTGGGGATATGTTCAAGCTACCGTATGAGCAAGTTCCAAGACAAGATCGAGACGCTGACGGGAAGCCAACCATCAGGTATGTGGCCAAGCGGTGTCGCCACGGCCTCAACTATCGGATGGGACCAGACAGGCTTGTCACAGTCACAGGACTGTCACACGTCGAAGCTGAACAGGCTTATCGACTCTACCACATGGCTAGTCCAGAGGTCCAACTGTGGTGGGATGACCTGCATGCACTCGTTAGACGGGAAGGGTCACTCACTACTTGTCTTGGAAGACGATGGCTGCTGCTAGAACGCTTCGATGTAACTGCACTCGATAGCATCGTCGCATTCGAGCCGCAGTCCATCAATGGTGATTGGACTGCCAGTGTGATCTACAAGTGTCACACTGATCCTGAGTGGCCACCTACTGCACGCATCGTCATCAATGTTCACGACGCTACCATCGCACTCAACAAGCATGAGGACGGTGACGCTGTTCGTAGCATTATGAAGAAGCACGCAGAGATGCCATTGTATATCAATAGCGTAGCCAACAGGTTACGTGGTATACACGATCCCATGCCTCTAATCATACCGGCTGAGATGGGCGTGTCTCAACCTGACGGTAATGGGGTACACAGGTGGAGCAGCATCCACAAGCTGTGAACGGAAGGAGAACAGCGTGGCTGATGAGGTCCGGTCAGAGTACCGTGAACTACATGCCGACGAGAAGAAGCAGATAGCTAACATCAAGGAGCTAGGTCAAGCATTCATTGACCTATGCAATGAGCAAGGCAAGTCACGTGAGTTGTCTCTAGCCATCACCAACATGGAGATGGCTGTCATGTGGGCAGTCAAGCATATCACACGATCATAGGAGGACACATGCCATTCGTATCAGGCTACCTACGCATCCGTGGAAGCGGACATCCTGACAATGAGTTGCCAGAAGGTGAACAGGAAGTGGACCCTGGCTACGGTATCGAAGCAGGTGGTAGTGTAGACAACGAGTTGCCACGTCCACCACCGGGTGTGTTCCCTCCACCAGTGCCTGCACATCCTATCGTGATTGCACCACCGGGTGTACCACCTGGCACCATCTGGCCGCCCATCAATCCTGCACGTCCTGACAACTCACTCCCTGGTGGTAGTGGTGGACAGCCAGACAACACACTGCCTGGAGGTAACAAGTTCTGGGTAGTAGTGTGGATACCTGGGTATGGATACAAGTATGTCTGTGTCGATCCCAGCTTGCAGATCAATGCTGGCCCAGCACATCCGCCTGCATCTGGCAACAGACCGAGCAACGAACTGCCATCGACTGCTGAACCAAAGACTGAGAACCAGCCGAAGAAGCCAATCTAGGAGATTGCCATGTACAAATTGCTAGGCGCAGTCGCTGCGCTTGCACTCGTTGCTGTGCCTGCTAATGCAGCACTGATTGCTACATTCGGACAGACCTCTGGAAGTAACACAGTCGTAGCGACAGACAATGGAACGGCAACTCACATTGTGGTTGACGATGCTATCACTGCTGTCACTACGTTCGCTAGTGGTCCTATTGGCAATGTCCAGTTCAGCCTGGATGCTACTAGCACTGATGCTGCTGTGGCTGTAGGTGGTGCAATCATCCAGCACTACGGTGGCACCTTCTGCTTCACCAGTGCCATCAACTGTGGTGGGACCAACTACCTGAGTGGTGTGTTTGACGATGCTGCTTTCGGCGGGGCTGGTGGTCCTGGCCTTGTGGTTAATGCTAACAATCCGCCTGATCTACTGACACTGACCAGTGACGTGTTGACTGCTGCTCAGTTGGCTGCACCTAACAGCTTCAATCTGGGCTTCACTGACATCGCAACACCTCCTGGCCTGCACATCAATGGTACTACCATTGGTGCATACACTGCATCGTTTGCTGGCAATGTGAGTGCATCGACTACTGCTGTGCCTGAGCCTATGTCTCTTGCTATGTTGGGTATGGGACTGCTTGGACTTGGGACGATTCGTGTAGTCCGTAAGCGGTAGATGGTGGGGACACCTTCTCCCCAGATGGCAAAGCGCGCTGCGCGCGCGTGGTCACTGTAGTGAACTACCAACGGCTGGTGCCTGCCAACTCATTCCTTGGCAGGTACCTTGCCTACATGCAGTCACAAGAGACATCCTCTTCATTCGACTTCTACTGTGCTCTGTGGTGCATCAGTACTGCATGTGGTCGCTTCACATACGTGCGGCGACCACGTGCGCCTGTCTACTTGAACACGTATGTTGTCCTAGTAGGAGAGAGTGGAGTTGTCAGGAAGACAACGAGTGTCAAGATCGCAACAAGAGTTGTCCGCTCTGTCATCGGTGGACAGAAGTCCATTGGACTGATCGATGCGAAGGTGACACCTGAGAAGCTAGATGAGATGCTACATGACAGGACTGAGACACATGGTCATGCTCAACTGGCTATTGCTGTGTCAGAGTTGGCTGTGTTCTTAGGCACTGAGGCATACACAACACGTATGCCTACACTACTCACTGACCTGTATGATTGTCCTGATGAACGAGAAGGTGGTGGTACAATCGTACGTGGTCACGTCACACAGCGTAACATATGGCTGTCATTCCTAGCTGCATCCACACCAGTGTGGCTGTTGAAGGCAGTCAATCCTAATGTCGTAGAGGGAGGCTTCACATCTCGGTGCTTCTTTGTCGTCTCCAATGAGCCAAAGAATCGCATCCCATGGCCAGAAGATCCTGACAAGGACTTGTTCCAAGACCTGTGTGATGACATGAAGATCATTCAGGCAGAGGCAGTCACACGTGGTGCCATAGATGTACACCGTGACGCAATCACAGTGTTCTCCAACTGGTACAACTCACGTGAGCATGCATTCGATACCTTCAAGCAGTCCTTTGAGGCACGTGAGGATGCACATGTGTTGCGAATTGCTGCACTCCTCTGCATCAATGATGGATCGTGGGACATCAAGAGGTCACATGTGAATGTGGCCATCCGACTGGTCAGGGATGTCAAGGAGTCAGCAGGTAGCATCTTCGACAATGCAGAACTACGAACCAAGTATGCACAGGCATTGGACATTGTGCGTGCTCAACTCATCTCACGTGGCATGGACCCAGTTCCACGACACATCCTCACTAGAAGGTGTCGCAATCATCTAAGCAATGAAGAGTTCCTGACACTCATCGAAGTGCTGCATGAGATCGGAGCCATCCAACGCTTTGCCATCCAAGGTGAAGCAGGTAGACCAACAGACTACATCCGTGGCACTAACCTACTGTTAGGCAGAGGATTAGGTGAGGCTGTATTGGATCGCTTCACTCACTGAATCTCTGCCACTGACTTAGCTTGCCAGTTCATTCCCTTACTGAGCACGATGGGACGCTGTGCCATCTGACTGAGCACACCGTTTGCCTCGACAACTATGTCGTGGACCTGTCTCCACTTGTCTGCGATGTCACGCTTCGTCTCATTCTCAAAGTCACGTCGCTTGTTGGGATCGAGACGCATCGCATCGACTTGTTGTAGCTGCTTCTCCAGCGCACGTATCTCTGGCATGACGAAGCTGTTGATGTTCTGCACATGGCCAGCAGTGTATGTCGCCATCTGACGCACCAGTGGGTCTTCAGAGATGCGTCCCTCGTCTGTCTCATACACTGGCACCTCTAGTGCATTCCTGTCAGTGCCAGTCATGCTTGGATCTTTGGGCCTACCAAGTACACCTGATGTCTTCTCCATCTCCTTCCACTCTCTGCGTGTCATCTCCACAATGGGAGACGAAACAGACAACCGCACTTGGTTCTCAAACAGGAAGTGTCCACCAAGTTGTGGATTCAAGTCCTTGGTTGCTTGGAGCATGTCCTTACCTACACTACCTAGGCTGTCCATCCATGAGTTGCCTTGTGCAAGGTAGCCTCTCAGTCTGAACACGTCAGCAATGACACTACCTGACAGACCGAGGATGCTACTGAACAACTCAGTGGTTCGCTTCCCATCCTGACCATGTGCTGCTGCATCATTCGGTCCTAGTGTGCTAGGTAGTGCATCTGGCATTCCCTGTGTGATGAATGTGTTCCATCCTAGGTTGCCAGTGGATGCATCTGTGATGATGCGTGACAAGTCAATACGTCCATGCCCACCACCGAGTGCAATGCCTGCCTTGATGAGTGGTGGGAAGTCTAGGAAGTTCCATGAGTCATTGAGTCCATGCTTCACTCCCTCAACTGTGGACCTGTCTATCTCATGGAACCACCACTCCTTCAGCATCCCCAACACATCGTCCTTCGTCATGTTGTCGAAGGCTGCACCACGGATGTTGAGTAGGTGAAATGCCATGTCATACATTGGAGTGAAGAACTCTCGCACCTCACCAGACAGTGGTATCTTGATGAGGCTGTGTTCTGCATCCTTCCCATTGTAGATCAGTAGATTCGATGCACGATCCGCAGTAGTTGTCTCCTGTGTGAAGTGCAACAGGTTGCTCTGACTTTGGAATGCAGTGAGCATGCTCAGTGTGATGAGGCCACCGTAGCCAGTCATCATGGCACCTAGCGTGTCGAGTGGATTGAGCACTACTGCTCTACCGAATGCACGCTTGCCTTGCACTGACACGTTGGCGTATGGGATCAGTGTCCTCGCCATCTGTGGTATGCGACCGATACCTGACTGTGATGGATCACCAACTACACTACGCACTGCACTGACCAGTTGGTTCTGGTCTGTCTTACCAGTTGCCTTGTCACGGAATGCAGGGTTGTTCTTGTTCAGTGAGTAGAGGAAGTCATGTGTTGCCTCACTCGCATGTGTGAATGCATCAGTGGCAGCACGCTGTAGGTTCAGCAAGAAGGGACGTGCTGATGGACCACCATCTGCATTGATGAGGATGCGTGGTTCTAGCTGTCCCATCTGTAGCCTGATGGTCCTGTTGCTACCTGCATCTCTGTTGTACAGAGGCATGCGTCTACGCTGTTGCAGTGACTGACCACCCATGCCTGCTGCTGCACCCTCGTATGCAGACGAGTTCATGTACATCTGTCGCATGCTGGCACTGGCCATCTCTAGTGGCTTGTCACCTACGATGGCACGTATGGTTTGTGTAGCGATGTTAGGATTGTTTGGTCGCAGCAAGTCCGACAGTCGCCATGGTACCTGTCGTGCGAATGCATTGACTCCATACTGTCCAAGCGCACCAACCACATTGAGTGCCATGTCAGGTAGTGCAGTGAGTGTCTTAGGCAACATGCCACGTGTGGCCCATGCGACTGGTCCACCATACAGTCCACCACTTGCATTGACTGGTGCCTGGAGTGCTGTGTACATGAGGTTTCGTAGTGGTACGAAGCGACCAGTGGCCAAGGACATCATGCCAGTGGTGCCACTCTGCAACATCTGTCTCAGCTTACCTGCACTGTCGAAGTGTATGTTCGCACGTGTGATGTTGTTGCCAGTCAGTCCATCGAACAGGAAGGAGTTGTCTGTCCTCCAGTGCTGCATGCCTGTAGGTGTACGCACTGCAATGATCTGCTCTCTGGGACTGAACACCTCTGAGCCGAATGCAGGATACGGTGTGTGCATTGCACCGGGACCAGTGGGTGGTGTCATTGCCTTGTAGAGCAACTGTGGTGCTCCAGGCGTAGAGTTCTGCCACTCCAGTATGTGGTCCGTGTATGCCCTACGCATGTTGTTCAACTCGATGTCACGCATCAGACTCTCGACATGCTGTGACATTGCACTGGTAGCCTTAGTGGTCATCCCCTCGATGCCACCATTGGGTGACAGTGTACGCTGTCCTATCGTATGGAGGATGCGTCCCTCTCTGTCTGTCTCAGGTAGGTAGTTGGGATGTGCTGTCCTGATCTTCACAGCATCAGCATCAGTGAGGAAGCCATGCTTCCTAGCTATCTCAATCAGTCCCTGCTGTATCATGTCATGACGTGTGACCAACTCAGCAATTCGTGGATTGGCCATACCACGTGTGATGATGTCATTGAGTTGTGTCACATCCTGTCTGTAGAAGTTGTGTCGATCCTCTACAGGATTAGGTGGCTCACCTCTAGCAGCACGCTGCTTGGCCATCTCTGCACGATTGTCTAACTCATCACGTGCATGCAGTGTCGCGTTGAGGTCTTGGAACCTACGCTTGCCTAATCTCTCTGCATCACTAGTCCACTGAAGGAATGACGGTATGGTCACACCACTCACTTGGTCATGACCAGTCATTGCGAACTGTCTGAACTTCGACTCCCACAGTTGCTGATCGATAGCAGTACCATAGTGTCTGCCTAGCTTCTCAGCCATGGCAGGATTCTTAGCTGTCAGCCTAGCGAAGTTCTGCATGCCCTCTGCTGCATCGAGGCCATACTCTTTAGCAGCAGTCAGCCATGACTGTACCACGTTGGCAGTTGGCAGTGGAGCCTCTGGTGCATCTATGTCACCGATCTCACTGCCTCCACGCCTGACTACTGAATCTTCATAGTCACGCATTGCCTTAGCGTATGCAGGATCAGCAGCACGTGCATCACTAGCTGCCTTGCTGATACGCGCTCCCCAGTTGGCAGCACGTCTACCTGCTACGACACCGAACAGTGAGAAGGCACCAATGACAGCAGCCTGTCCTTGTGTCATACCACTTGGACCAAGCTCACTGAATGGTGGAGCCTGTCCAGGCGCAGGTGGTTGTTGTCCTGGTGTCTCACCAAGGAATGTAGCCACATCAGGTGGTATCGTAGATGCAGTTGGTTGCACACCTAGGAAGTGTGCTACATCAGGTGGCACATCAGGCTGTGCAGGTGTACCAAGGAACTGTGCTACGTCAGCAGGTATGGCTTCATGTGTGGTTGTAGGCTCAGGTGCAACAGCTTCCAATGCAGCATGCTGTCCTGCACCTAGTGTGCCACCAACCATGCCCATCTTCAACAGACCACTTGGTCCCATACCTGGGAACATCATGGCACCAGCACCACTGGCACCTGATCGTAGCAACTCCTCAGTGGGTGTCTCTGGCTTCTTACCACCTAGCCAGTCGTACACTTTGTCTTCTGTTCCAGCAGCACGCTGTCCCCACTCACCAAGCACAGCAGGTGCAGGTGGTAGGTTGGTTCCCAACTGTGCATTGGACAGAGTTGCACCAGCATCGTATGCTTGTCCTACGAAGCCAGCCAGTCGCTGTGCTAGTCCAGTACCTGGGATGTAGCCAGCAATGCCTTCTGAGTTGAGGTCAGGTAACAGGTTGGTAGCAGCAGACGCACCAACGCCTGGACCAAGTATCTTCAGGTAGTCGAGTAGGTCTGCCATCTACTTATACTTGATCCATACCTCTTTGCCATCAGGGCCAATACCACGTATGGTATTACCCTTTGTGGTTGGTTTGCCATCAGCTTGTATGGCTCTCTGCACTGCTGCTTTCTGATCAGGTGTAGCCTGTGTTGGCTTGGCAACTGGCGCAGCACTAGGCGTTGCAGGCTTCAATGAAGTAGCAGGATTGCCTGGTGTGCCAGTGAAGCCAGCAGGTGGTCCTTGTGTCCTGTCACGTGGTCCACTACCACCTTCTGCTTGTGGCAATGGTCTAACTGCACTGAATGGAACACCATGCTCATTTGCAGCACGCTCCATTGCTTGGTCTATTGTCTCTCCTGGCTTCACCTTGATGTCTACTTTGACCACACCTCTTGGTGTCACAATGTTCATGGGCTGGATGGTGATACCAGAACTGCCCTTGCGTTCTGCACTGGCACGTGCAGTGGCACCTGCCTGTTGAATGAGTTCATTCGTTGTAGACAGTGGTGTGCCCTGTGTCGTAGGCACACCAGTGAGTTGTGTGTTCACATCAGCACTTGGTATCAGGCCTGACTGTATGTTCTGGAAGTTGCCTTGTGCTGCCTCATGGTATGTCTTGGCCATCTGTCCTGAGATGTCACGTGCAGCCATACCCTCATATGTCCCAGGTGCAAGTCGTGAGAGGATGTCTCTGACACCCATCACACCAGGGAGTAGCTGTGTTCCACCTTGTGCATTCAACAGCTTAGGAAGTGCATCCAGCACTGACTCATCAGCCTGTGCCTGTAGTGCCCTGTCGTAGTAGCCTTGCTGCTTCTGTATTGCATCAGCATACATGGCATCATTAGCATTCCGATGTGCTGCCAAGTTCGTCATGAACACACCACCCATCTTAGTGGTGTAGGGATCATCGAACATCTTGAGGTTGGCTGTCTCCATCGCAGATGGATCGCCAAACTTAGGAGACGGCAGAGGGAGTGGTGCAATTGCCATGGCTAGTATCCTTGATAACCAAAGCTACCAGGAGCTTGGATGCCCTTGTTCGTTAGATCATCTTGGACAGATTGAGACAGTCCTACGCCTGGGCCTGTGCCACCGCCACCACTGAACAGTCCCTTGAGTGCAGGGTCTTTTAGTAGTTGACTCAGTGAGTCGAGGCCCTTCTCAACTCCATTCAAGTTGTTGAGTGGATCAGGTACTCTCTTAGAGGCAGCATCAGCAGCAGCATTCGACAACCCTTGTGCTTGGTTAGCTGCACCTAGACCATACGCACTGGTGATACCTGATGCATTGGCTCTGCTCGTCAACGCAGCGAGCATGTCTTTGTTGTTCGTACTCGGTGTGATGGTAGGATACTGGAAGTTGGGAGTGCCAGCAGCCATTGCTGTAGTCAGGTCAGATGTCAGTCCCTGCCTACGCTGGTTGTTGATGCTCTCAGTCCCTTGCAGAGCAGCAAGTCGTGCCTCGATCATCCCCCTACGCAAGTCAGCAGATGACTTCTCACCTACGTCAGCTATCTGACCACCTGCATTAGTGCTAGATCTGTTCGCAGCCTGTGTTATGGCTTGTATGATAGGACGGTATGCCTGTGTGTTGGCATCTGCTGCCTGATTGGTCAACAGACTAGTCAGTTCCTCACTTGTCGTAGGACGGAAGTCAGACATCCTACGCATCGCAGCATCGATGAGAGGCTGTGCTCTACTGGCATTGGCATCAGCACGTGCATTCGCACCTTGTGCCTGATACATGTCAGTCGTGTTGCGACCTATTGCAGCACTGTCAGCAGCATTCTGTGCAGCTAGTGGAATGGGACCGAGTTTCGATGACCATGTGTTAGTGACAGGATCGTAGCTCAGTCCTGATCCTTGACTGTCTTCGAAGCCAGCACGCCCCATCCTGTTGATGTTTGCAAGTGCAACTTGTGTGTTGGTCCTGTTGGCATTGCTGTCTTCTAACTGTCGCAGCAACAAGTCGTACGACTGGTTCTGTGCTCCATTGCCACCGAACAGCGACTTGCCGACACCAACACCAGTGCCAACAATGCTAGCAATGGCAGCGGCTGTTGCGAGTGCCATCTAGATCATCCTCATGTAGATGTGTTCGATCAGATCGAAGCCCAGCTTTGGGAACAGTGGTTGTGCATCATACACTGTGCGATGGCCATGCACTATCATCTTCACATCTGTGCTCTCGAAGTAAGCAATGGCTGCCTCTACGAGCAGTGTGCCAATACCTTGGTTCCTGTGTGAGACATCCACTGCCAACGTGTTGCACAGTGCGAATGGCATACCTGCGTGCTGTGGATGGTTGCCAAGTATGTACATGGCAAAGCCAATCAATGCACCATCATCTGTACGTGCAGTGAAGAGCACCAGCCTACCTGCTACTGCAAGGTCAGTGTAGAACTTCCAGTTCATACGCAGTGATGGGATGCCTTCCTGTGCCTTCGTGTTCGCATAGTAGTCACGGATGAGGGCATCCAACTCCATCACTGTATCGACAAGCTGTTCCTTATTGATCTGCATCAGAAGGCACCAGTGCTACCTAGGCCACGACCCTTGTTCTTGTCCTCTTCGTAGAGGGACGGAATGGTTCCACCAACACCAGCAATGGGTGTCGTGTTGATCGGTCCCTGTGCTGCACCACCAGCATTGATGAGGTCAGACAGTGTGATGAACTTGCTGTCACCTACTTTGGTCCGCAACTCACCACCGAATGTGCCTGTCTCTGCTGCTGCTCGCTCTCTTGCCTGTGTGTCATACGTGCCAGGATCGAATGCTTGATTAGGCTTCAGTCCTGCGAGTGTAGTCCTACCACCACCAATGATGTCATTGATGTAACCACGATCCTCATTGAGAATGGAGCGAGCCAATCCAGTCACAGTACCCTCTGCACCTGTGCGTGCCTCATTGAACTTGGTCAGCGCACCTTGGTAGCCAATCGGATCGAGTGTGCCTCGCTTGTAGGCATTCTCTAGCTGTCCCTTCACAGGATTGAACTGCTCATCCAGTATGGTGTTGGTGAATGTTCCCAGACCAGTGTCAGGCAACAGTGTGTTCGTGTAGTTGGGACCGAACACGTTGTTGAATGCTGTCTCATTCTTAGTCCTACTGGCATTCGTGACACTGTTGAGGATGTCAGAGCCTAGTGTCTTAGTGAATGCACTGGCAGGATTAGGACTGTCATCCATGATGCTGCCTCTAGCAGTTGCTAAGGCAGGATTGATGTATGTGTCCATGTACTGGTTGGGATCTAGTCCAGCATCTCTGAACGTCTGCTGTATATTCGTCAGTGCATTGTTCTGGCCAGTGTTCAAGCTCTCTAGCCACTTGTTGTGGTCAGTTGTCTTCGTGTTTGCTGCTTCTGTTGCTTTAGCAGTAGAGGTAGCAGCCTCACCAGTCCTACGTTCTGCTACATGCTCATTGTATAGCTGTGCAGCCGTCTTGCGTGGAGTACCATCAGGATTGACACCACCACCGAACAGTGCTTCCATTGGTGACTCAGTGAACACTGTGCCATCTACAGGGTCAACGAATGTCCTAGGTTGTGGTGGCGGTGAACTACCACCACCTCCCTTACCACCACCTCCACGCACTACCCTGCTGCCTACACGTAGCGGCTGACCTCCTGCTGTGAACATCACACTATCCCTCTAGAGTACCTGTAGATGGAACCAAATCGTTTGAAGCCCATGTGATTGTAGAGTGCCCACACAGCCTCACTGTTGATGCCAGCGATGTCACCACTCTGTACCATCACTGCCATCTTGTCATCGAGTGCCCACTGAACGAAGCCACGCATGAGTGCCATGCCTACCTTGGCTCGTGCTACGACTGTCTCTCTGACATACCACACGTCCTCGATGCCCATCAGCTTAGGACTGTGAAAGAACTGCACCACACGTCCACCAACGAAGCCCTGTACTGAGTCATCATCATCGAATGCGATCCGCATGTACTGATTGGGATTGCCAATGTACGTGCATACGGTAGCCAATGAGTGTGCCCATTCGAAGTCAGGCCCAATGATGCCCAGTTGGCTCTGCTCAATGACTTCCTTGCCTAGCTGAGTGGCGTGGGCGGCATTGAACTCAGAGACGGGTTCGATCCTCACCGCTGTGCAGCTTCTAATGCTATGACACGAGCGGTCAGTTCCTGTATGGACTTGGCCATCAGTGCCACCATGGTGCTATTGTCTATACCAAGTGATGGGCTAGGATCATCCATCTTACCATCACTACCATCAGGTATTGGTATGCCTGTGGCGAGCACTGCATCACTGTAGACAGGCTGCACCTCCTGTGCAATGAAACCACAGTCATGTCTGTTGTTGCTAATCCAATCGAACTCTACAACTCGCAACTGCATCAGTGTATCCAGGCCATGTGTCATATCCACGACATTGGTCTTGAGGCGAGCATCACTGCTGGGCACGAATGCATTGGCTACCATCGGACCAACGTAGTTGACGAGAGCACTGTCAGTGGCTCTCAGTTGGAACGGACACTGACCATCAGATCGGAAGTAGCCAAAGTTGTTTGTCGTAGCATCGTACTGCAACAGTGACTGATTGGTGTTGAATTGGAAGTTGGTAGCATTGCCTGTCTTGTAGAGAGCAATCGAGCCATCATTGGTTAGGCCAATGCCTTGGCTGTGTAGTGTTGCCCAATAGGCTGTTGGACCACCTGCTCCATCTGTAGGACCAAGTCGTAGCTGTCCAACAGAGTCACACCACATACCAACAGCAGTAGACATTGATGTGTTGTATGCATATACGACAGGTGTACTTGCATTCTGCACACCGAGCCTACCACCTAGTGACAGGATGCTACCTGCTGCCTGTACGTAGCCACCACCACCTATGTAGAACAGGTTGGTGCCTGCGTTGTTCAGATATGAGAGAGCACCGTTCGTTCTGTTGAATTGCAACTTCCATCCATCAGTCGTGAACTGCACATTGGTGCTTGTACTGTCTACCCACAGTGATCCTAGACCACCCCACTGCACTTGGTTGGATGCTACAAGTACATTCGTGTTAATCTGTGTAGTCCCAGACAACACACCACTGACATTCAGTGACATGCGATGGAATGTAGGATTACCATTCCCATCCATGGTAGAGAAGTACATGGCACCGTCATTGGCAACGAATGTACCTGCTGCTGCATTCCATGTGCTGTTGAAGCCATAGAAGGTTGGAGGGATACCAGGTGAGTATGCTCTAACGTTGTTGCCGAGGTATACACGATCAGTGGCAGCAGCGAAGACTCCATTGACTTGTAGATTACCAGTGATGATGCCACCAGTCGTAGGCAGGAAGCCTGTCCCACCTACTCGTGCATCCACATACTGCTTGGTTGCAGCACCCTTGACATCTGATGGATCACCACTCAACACGAGTGGACCAGTCATGGTGCTACCTGACTTCAGCACAGAGTTGGCAGACGCAGCAGCCGCAGCCGCAGCACTATTGGCAGCCTGTGCCGCTGAGTTGGCAGCAGCGATAGCAGCAGCATTGGCTTGATCCGCTAGATCACTGCCATTGGGTATCTGATTGGTCCAGTTGAGTGGCCTTGCTGCTCTGTCCTGTGCGAATGTCATAGGTGCAGCAGGACTGGTATGCGATACATTGCAGTACCACAGACTGCTGTCTGTCGCGTCCGTGGCTGTCTGTCCCTGTGCATACAGGTGGTTGTTCTGCCATATGCCTATGTAGCCAGGGATGGCAAAGAAGCTACCTAGCGCACTGTCAATGATGGCCATGTCACCATTGATCTCTTGGTCCCATGGTTCCTGATCGAACACAGGCTGTGCCAACTTGAGGATCGGTGTGTAAGTGACCATGACTATCTCCTGATCCCACCACGTAGGTATGCTATTGAGATGCTGACGATACGCAGTCGCTTGTCTGTCTCACCATAGATGCGTAGCTTCAGTAGCTTGAACTTCGTATTGTATCCATACGTGCGTTCATCACGTGTCCTCCGACCACCACCATACGGACTATCCCCGTAGGGTGAGTTGCCATAGCCACCTGCATCACCACCAGTGAACTGCATGGACAGCATGGGGACACGCTCACCTCTGTAGAATACGATGTTGTCTACATACGCTTCTACAATGAACGGTGCCTCACCTTCTGAATCGAAGGCAATGTACTTGATGTACTTGATGTCCATCCTGTGCTTGAAGTCAGCCCATGGCAGTTCCCATGTGAACTTGATCTTTTCACCACGCCCTGTGTTGACAGTAGGATCATTGCGACGATCAGTGCCTATGTCAGCATCGAAGTCATACGTGTACAACTTGTTGCCACGACTGAACACGATGTTCTGCAATGCAGTCCTACATGCAGACTGCCATGTCCATCCACGAAGGCGTGCCCACGTCTGTATCTTCAGTGTAGGGATGTTCGTGTAACTGAAACAGATTGTCTCAGTGAGTACACCAGCCTCATACCGAGGAACAAACAGCATGTACCTGAAGTGTCTCAGGTCATAGACTGCGAACACACGCTGCTCGATCTGTGCCTGTGTCAGTGGTTGGATCATGTCAGTGATCAGTGGATCAATGAGATGACTGATCCTCACTGGCCGCAGTGTGTTGAAGACGTTGACTCGATTGATCGAGTTGACGCCCACATTATCGTTGAAGAATGTGTCGTCTCCCACAGATACAAGCGAGCGGTGTGCAATGCATCCGAACTCCTCAACAAAGCCATCATCAGTTGGTTCGTGCTTAGGTGGTGTGCCGTCTGTGTATACTCCGAGGTCGAGAGGCAATACACCACGCTCGAACGTGACGATGAGCTTGTCACGATATGCCACCATCCCTGTGATCGTAGCTGAACCAATCGACACACGTGGTCCTAGGTCAACATTCACTGCATCAGCAGGATCACTCTCACCGTAGTATGTCCCACTGGTGTCCTTCGCACTGATGAACACAGTGCTTGGCTTGTCTGCTACACCAGCAAAGATGACATACTGTCCGTGTGCAATGACGAACTTGCCCTTGGGTATGTTCACACTAGACAGTGATCCCAAGTCGGCTAGATACTGCACCACTAGGTAGTTGGGATTGACTGAACCATCTGGTCGTGTCAGCCTACCCTGTACAATCAGTGGCGTGTCTCTGCCATTGGTGATGATGAGGTCTGAGTTGAAGATGGTGAAGTCTACGAACGTGATACCAGCAGGCCATGGTACTGCATCACCAGGGAAGCGATGTCTCACTGTGACGTTGCCAGCACCATCAGTGGTAGTGATGTTGCCTGATGCCTGCACTGACCAGATGAAGCCAGCGAAGTAGACATGGTTCACTATGTCTGAGGTGTCAGCGATCTGGTTGGTCAGCAGCAGTGTGCCAGGACGCAATGCCTGACTACCATCAGTTCCACGCTCGAAGTTGTCTAGCTCCTTAGCGAACTTCGGTGACATGTTGAGATCAGTGTCAGTGACATTGAGGCCACCCTCAAAGCTACGCACTGTACTGATCTGCAAGTTGCTCTGTGGCTGTTCACCACGTGGGTTGAGGTTGCCTGATGTCTTGGTGAGATACACTCTACACTCCTGCAATCGGCAACCAAGTAGTACCACCTTGGTTCACATAGATGCGTGCTCCAGCAGTACCATCAGTGCGTGTCCACTGTGAGCCAGCAATGTCAGCATGCACTGGGACACCAGCACCTGCACGGAGGGTTGGTCCTGATTGCATCACTGTCAGGCCCATAGGGAAGATAGCAGTCGTACCATTGAGCACTAGTGGATTGATCTGTGTCGTGCCCTCAGTCGTGTAGAAGTACAGGTGTGCATTGTGGTTGCTTGTTGACCATGTACCATTAGCGAAGGCACGGATGTATGCAGCACTATTGGCCCATGCTGTCCCATCGTAGCCACCAAAGAACACTGCACCCATAGCGTCATTGTTGACTTGTGTTGCAGGGGTTGCACTTGTGCCTCGTGCCTTACGAAACGCTAGTACGGAAGCAGCAGGTGTGTCTGCTATGTGGACAATCTCTTGGATTGGTGTCACATTCAGTGTGTCCGAGAACACACCAAAGCCACGCCAACCGATCTGTGCCGGCATCACAGCAGGGTCAGTGCCGTATGAGGCTATCGTCCCTGACTGACTCAGTTGTATGATACCAGTACGATAGATCTTGAAGGTCACAGGCTGTAGCACCTGTGCATCATTGTAGCGCAGAACTGCATACTCATCTGCACCATAGCCACCACCAGCAGAGGTGGCACCGACAGCCCAACGGATTGCATTGTTGGTGACGAAGTTGATTGTCTTCTGTCCAGTAGCGTGTAGTTGGTATGAAGCACCTGATACAGCCGCACCACCAATTGTCATGCCACCAGCATGTATGCTTTTGGTATAGAAGTCAGCGCCTGTCTGATAGTCACCTAGTGTCCCAGGTGGTGTGAACTTCCAACCACCAAAGTTGTTGCCTGCGATGCGATGTCCTACATTATCAGCAGATAGATTGATGAAACCAACATCACCAACTGATGGCACTGTAACCCAGCAATTAGTGATGTGTGTTGTACCACCTGTGCAATTCATGACGGGCACAGTCCATGCAGATGGCGTGACAGCACGCAACTCCATATGGTCCATTCTGAGGATGCCACCTGTCTGACTCAGCAGTGGGACATCTTTGACGGTGGTAAGCATGTAGCCTTCACCAACACTCAGGATACCACCTGACTGTTGAATGAATGGTTGTAGTCCTGCCCAACCATGCATGTTCACGATATGCATGTAGCCACCACGCATCCTGATGCTTGGCTCACCACCACTAGGACCAGCACTACTGCATGTGAAGTATAGGTTGGTGATCTGTGTCCATGCCTGTGTCACATGATCGATGGTAGCATTGTCACCATCCATCATGATGTTGGACATCTGTAGCCAACCAGCAGCATGATCGATGATGATACGACCTGTGAAGTTGTTCACCTCACTGATGTTGATACCCTCTGTCTCACCACCTGTACCGAACTTCATGCAGATGACTTGGCCATCTCGCATCACTGCCTGATTGGCTGCTGTCTGCTCGTAGTACCAGTGATGCCAACCATGTAGATGACAGAAGTCCTTGGTCGTGCTGAGATCGAGGCCACGATTGTAGGCACTCATCTCTATGTCTCGTATCCACCATCCACCGCTGGATGCACCAGGGTCTTGTATGATGCCATCCCAGCAGTTGCTGATCCTGACACGCTCGATACGGAACCTATTGCATCCAGCACCGAATGTGATGACAGGTGGATACTTGATGCCCTTCAGTCCTGTACCTGCACCCGGTGTGCCTAGTGTCACGAAGTCAGCACGGTTGGTAGCAGTGGTAGACTGAGCACACAGGATGCGTAGGTCTTGGATCGTAGGCCCATTCGTCTCTGCACCATTCAGCCTGATGTGACATGATGCGAGTGGATCGAAGCTAGCCTCATACAGTATGTATGTGCTCTTGCCATCACCACGCAACCGCTGTGCTGTGTTGCCATTCACACCTACAGTAATCTGCTTGTAGATACGATAGACATAGCCTCCTGGCATGTAGACATTCTTGCCAGTAGCCAATGCAGCCAACAGTGCATCTGTGATGTTACCACCACTGACGAATGTGCCATTGTAGAAGTCTAGGACATTCAGTTCATCTGCATGTAGTGCAGGTGTGATGACTGTGCTGTTAGCAGGAACCCATTCTGTCGTTGTGCCATTGTCATACTCTACATACAACTGACCATCAGTGTTGTTCCACCACAGTGGTGCTAGTGTATTGCCAGGAGGTGTTGGGCCAATGTATGCACCTGTCGGCACACCCATTGCCGTGAAGCGATCCACATACTGTTTGGTCGCTGCCTCGAATGGCATCGTAGGATCGCCATTGAGATACAATGGTCCATCCATTGAGTCACCATGACGATTGACACGCTTGCTGAATGCTAGGTTCAGCTTGTCAGCCTTCAGAGGGTTCTCACCTCTGATGAATGTGACATCATCACTCATGCCAGTGGGTCCGTGTCCAGTACGAAGAAGCTATCATCCTGCCATGCACTGTCATACATGCCCTGTGCAGGATCGAGTAGAATGGGATGCGTGTTGTACGATGCCTTCACTCGCTTCCTTCTGTTGGCTGCCAACACTTGGAACTTGTTGACCTGTGCAGGGATGGTTCCATCATCTACTGCATACATCCAACAGACATCGTAGAGGATGAGCAGTCGATCCAAGTAGATCTTGTCAGTGCCTGACATGGGTATCGTAGGACGCTGCCTCCCTAGCACAGTCACATTGCCTGCATACCCATATGGATACACATTGAATGGTCTGTGTGGGAATGCCATGCTGATGTGGATGTAGAGTGGCCTACCTGCATTGGATGTCAGTACATGAGGATTGCCATGATGTGTCCACACAGGCAGTTGTCTATTGCTGCCTTCAGGATACACTGCGAGGATGTCTGTCCAATCGTCTACGAAGCCAATCGGTCCTCTGATGTCATCAACGGGAATGCCGTTGGTTGGATCGATAGCTACCTGCTGATAGTGTAGCAATTGTGGCCACCACATCTCTTCGAACTCAAGCAGCACAGCATTCTGTGTGTACTGCTGCATCCGTGGAGTGGAGTATATCTGTGTTGCCTGTCCTGGCACCTGAGACAACTCAGTGATGGCTGCCTTCACTATGTCATCTACAGTTGCGGCCTGTGTTCCTGACATGCTTCACTCCAAGAAGAGAGGCCAGTGGTCGGGCGCGGTCTCCTTCCCACTGGCCTCCTGCCATAACAGTCGTACGTAGAAGGGCTACGCTGCGAACTGTTTGACTCCGTGTAGACCACCATGGTAGAGTGTGTTCACATCGTTCACACAGTCGAACACTGCTGAGATGACATTCACACCATTCAGTGCTGTGGTCGTAGTGTAGGTGCCACGTGGATCACCTGTAGTAGCAGTCTGCGGATCAGTAAGCACTGCTGCAACCAGTGTACCTGCTGCCACTGCAAGTCCATTGCCCACTTCATACTCGACGCGCAGGGCCTTGTAAGGCAGTCCGAGACCAGCCCCGTAGCCCATGCTGAAGGTGCCTGCATTAGCAGGACACACGACGGTATCGACATACTTGAATGCCTTCTTGGTCAGCACTACACCTGCTGATGCCATGGTCACATCCTCACGGATGTTCTGACCAAGGTAGTCTGCACCATAGATGGACACCACAGTTGTGTTGGTCGTGGATGCAGTGACCTGCAACACACGTCCCCATGGTGCATCGATCAACTGTGCATTCTGTACACCAGTGCCATCCAGTGTAGTCACACTACCAGCACTCAGTGCAGAGGCATTGAAGATGTTGGTTGCGTTGGCAGCAAGCGGTGCACCGAATGGCACACGTGTCGGACCATTGCAGTTCACCTCATCTGCGAACTGCATCCCTTCTACAAACATGTTGATCCGACGTGGGAAGAACGTCGGAGACGGCATCACAGTGCTGGCCATTACTCAATGTCTCCTTCTAGTGTAGCCAACCCACCAGTGCTACGACCTCTACCTCTCACTAGCGATGACTCGACTAGTTCCTTGGGCGTAGGATTGTAGCCTTGTGGCACCATCTCACCTGATGCCATGTCTACGAGCGGTGGTGCTTCAAGGATGCCCACACGACGCAACTGCTCTGTGTCATCTGCTGCGATGAACACTGAGTGCTTCTGTGGGAAGTAGACCATGTATCCCTCAGTGAACTCCTCCACTACAGGGACCATCTTACGAGTGATGATGGCCTTGTCCTTCAATGCACCTACCTGTCGCACGTCCTCACTGATGTGGATGACTGTCCGTGTGAACTTACCAGTGACTTTCTCTGCTTGGAATGCAGGCTTGATGTCTGCTTCTGCCATTACACCTGTTCCCATGTAGCATTGGGAGAGTCAGGTGGCATCTGCTCTGCATCCTTACCTGCATCATTGTAGTGTGTAGCACCCTCGATGGTGTCTACCCACTCCTGGCTACCATCCTGCCAGTACATGGGAGGATCACCACCATCACAGATGACCCATGAGTTGGGGCCTTCATCGCCACCATCAGGCGGTGGCTCTTCTGGTTGTGCAGGTAGCGTCACACCAATCAGTCCTGCATCCACTGCTGCCTGGAAGCGAGACTTCACTTCCTCAGATGCAGTCTCACGCAGTGCCTTGCGTAGCTCCTCACCACTCTCATCATCGAGCACAGCTTCCTGTGACTCAGTGAGAGCATAGTGCGTCATACTGTTCAGTGTCGTCGGTGCCTGTGCAACTGGCATTTATGCGATCCTCATGGCTAGTTCAGTCTCAGCCTCATTGGCTCGTGCCATAATCATGCGCTCCTTGAACTGTAGGAACACTTCCTCTGTCATGTCGTTAGGATTTGCATTTGCAAACTCTATCGCTATGTCAGCCTGAACACGCTTCACACGAAGATGCGGACGCAACCACCGTAGGAATGTAGGCACTTGTAGGTTGCCATTGATGTTCCATTCGTAGGTGACATGTTTGCCATGCTTACCTACACGATCACGCGTATCTATCCTGAATGTTCCACCGAACAGATCGTTGAACAGTACAAGTGGTGCCTTGGTGTTCTGTGCAGCACCAGCTACGAGTGCATAGACATTGCGTGTAAGTGTAGGATCGACACGGCTAGTCCGTATATTACCACGCCGAGCAATAGAGATATGACCTTCTCCATCAAAGAAGCCAGCCATATACCCACGCACTGCGGGGTCCACATCCATGAGGCGATCAAGGTCAATGGTCTTTACACGCATGTCGAGTGCTCCCTTCAGAGGCACCGACAGTAGGTGTATTACGCCCATTGGTCAAGCGTCCCGTAAGTCATTGATATTGCTTAGTTAGTCAATACGGCATGGGTTCGATACGCTCTCCACAAACACCATTGCCCCTGCCAAACAACACGTGATCCGACAGCATCGGTGTTCCATGGCGCTGTCAATTCCTTAACTTTCATATTGACCCCTCTGAGCATATGTAGCCGCAAGTAGGTGTCGTTGATGAAGTAGGCATAGTTGACTGGGCAATCCTCGTCATACATCAGTGGTATGCCATTGTGCAGACAGCCTTCGAAGCCAAGGTCAAACATACGCTTGCCTGCCTTGCCTTCAGTCAGTGGCATCGTGAACTTGTCACGCACTGCCTGCCTGTAGATGCGGTAGATGTTCCTGCCACACAGGATCACAGATGGTCTGTCACCCTTCAGTGTGAGGTCCATCAGGATGTCATCGAACACCTCTTCGATGTTCGTGCTATCGATGCCACCAGCGAAGTTGTATGCACTGGTGCGCCACTGTGTCTCTACAGCCCTGTTGATGCCACCTAGCGAACCAGTCGTGGGATCAGTTGGGATCATAGCCAACAGGCCATTGGGATCAGTGCCACCACCGAAGCCATACAGGTATGTGGAGAACTTGTCCTTGATGCTCTCCTCAAGGACGTTCATCTTCTCCTTCATCAGCTTGAAGATGGCTGCTTCACCTTTGTTCTCATCTTCTTCCTGATTGGAGATTATGACGGTACCGGCCACGCGGCTGTAACCGTACTCAACTGTAGTAAACTCGTCCGTCTGATTGACGGGTAGAGGGCTGTAGTAGCGGTAGGAAGTGATGTTAGGATTACGACCGACGGTGAGTGGGTTGGTGATGTTGTAGCCACCATCCTCGTACTCGACTCGATCATTGGCAAACACCCATGCCATCAGCGAGTTGGACTTGATGGATGCCATCACCAACTTACGCCTACTCTTAGTCAATGTGCTGTGTAGCACATCGTTCATGATACCATTAGCAACACCGAGGGCCATAGCCTACTCCATCAGTTGATACGTACACCACTTTCTCGCATCGCTGATCCGATGATGTCAGACCATGATGCGCTCTCATTGAACTGCTGTCCTTGGTTGCCATTCAATGGAGTGGCATTACCACGGACTGCACCACGCCCTGGCATGGGACGTGTAGTGTCCTGCTGTGTAGGTTGCTGATGAGTAGGCTGCTGACTCTGCTGTTGTAGCGCAGCGATCTGCGGCTTCAACGGCTGTGTCCAATCCAATCCATTCTCGTGTGACCACCGTATCATCTTGGTATAGGCCGACGAGAGGGAGAGGGATGGTTGAGCCTGCAACATTTCGCCCAGCACGTCAAGGTTCGACTGTGCCTCTTGGTTGTCCTCCAAGAAGGAGTTCAACTCCCTCTCGGCACGTTGGCGTGTCTGTTGCTGCTCGATCGTCTGCTGATGCTGCTGTGTGAACGGCTGCATCTTGGTGTCGATCATTCTAGCAATGGCTGTCATGTCCATCCCAGGACTGACACCTTGCTCTAGGAATGGTATCGGATAGCCCTTTGCCTTAACCTCTGCAACGAGGTACTCTAGTGTCTTCACTGGATCACGCATGAAGTCAGACATGACTCTCATGGCAACCATCTGATCTTCAGGCTTCACATTCAGCCGTGCAGCCTCTTGTGTCACCTGATTGACTGACTGCACAAAGCCAGTCAACTGCTGGACCTGTTGCTTCAGAGTGTTGTTCTCTCTGAAGTGTCGCTGTCCCTCCTCATAGACATGTCTCTCGACACCACCCTTGGCTACTGTCCTACCAGTGACAGGATCAACTAGGTCACGGACACGGGGATTATCAGCGTTGGGTTGTTCGATGAGTCCGTCATGCCTACGCCGGAATGCTTGCTGTTGCTTAGGCTGCTCAGTTCCGCTGCCTTCGCTACCAGTGCTAGTAGGTTGCGCTGACGTTGTGGCATCACCCTCACTACCGCCAGACGTTTGCTGTGCAGTCTCTGTGCCACTCGTAGCTGTGTCATCTACGTCATCCTTGAAGTCAGGTATCGTGCCGAGGATTGAGTCCTCAGTGCTTGTTCCACTCATGCTTCGCCTCTCCAGATTGCATCAAGGACCGCTCGGTCACTTGGATTGATATGGCCAAGTCCTATGCCTACACTACTCCACATACGTGCATGACGGTTCACTTGGAATGTACCCCACAACCAACGTATATGTCGGATGACAGGCCAACGCATCATGCTGCTGCTCCTTGCTGTGGTGCACCACCCTGACCACCTTGTGCTGCAAGCATCTGCTTGAATATCTCAGCAGGTGGCACACCTTGTGACAGTGCTTGTCCTATTGCTTGTAGAACAGGTGGTGGTAGCTGCGACAACGCCTGTACAACTGTGGCAGCCACTTGCATACCACCACCTGCCTGTGGTGCTCCACCCTTTGCATCGGCACTTGGTGGTGCAGGAGGCCCACCACCCTGCCCTGGCGCACCACCCTGTTGTGATTGAGCCATCATCATCACCTCTTGCTCAATCGCATCCCAATCCTCTTTGCTAATCATGAAGTCATCGAATGCCTTGCTCATCATGTTGAGCGTAGCCTTCAATGCACTGGCTGGTGCAGCCCTCACATATTGTGCCAACACCTGACCGATCTGCACTGCCTCTTGCTTCTTCTGTTGCGTAGTCAACTTCTGAGTTGATCCGCCAACGACTGTAACAGACATCTGCTGGAAGTCTCGCAGGTTGTCGAGTGGTCTCCAGAACGGTGTAACGTCCATGCCAGTAAGCTGGGATGCAGTCTCAGTGTCCATAAACCGCAAGCACAGTTGGGCAATCTTCCATCCCACATCGCCAAGTGCATCTTCGATTGCGTCGAGTCGCATATCCATTCGCATGTTGCCCATTGTGCTATAGTAATCGATAGCACGATTGGTCGTATTGGTCTTGAACTCTCCTCCACGCTCTACCTCATTCGTAGATGCGATGCGATCCACTGCCTTGTACAGATCAGTCTTGTCAAACAACTGCACGAAGTTCATGCTAGGAGGCAACAACGAGAAGATCATCTTGCTAGGATCGACACCCTCTGGCACATCCAGTGGTGTAGCAGTTGCATCTGGTCCCTTCAGTATCTTGTCTACTGTGTCCTGTGTCAGACCCGAGTTCTTGTTATAGAAGATGTTACGGCGCGCCCAAAGGAGTGCTCTACGACGCTCATCGTTGATCTCGTTAACCTGATCTTGCTGATCGAGGTAATAGCTAACCTCTCCCTTGGCGTAGACCGAGACGGGATTATCATGGAACCACAACGGAGTGAGAGGGTAGAACCCCTGTAGTTGATACGGATCATCCCATACCCAAATCGGCCATTTCCAATTATTGTCTGCATACAGTTCTACCCTCCGTGTGGTCTTGTCCCACACCTTCCACACCTTGGTGTAGCATGCCTTGTCGTACTCATCCTTGGAGTGGTATCCATGTGACTCGTAGTTCGTGTTCTTACTGAACAGCGAGAAGTCCTCATCACCCCCATCACCACTACTGCCTGAGTTCAACACATGTGTTGGCTCGAAGATGCTACGCACTTCATTCTTGTCTGGGTCTGCCTTCGTCCCATACACTGCATTGATGTACTCAGTGGGAAGCAAGTCACCAATCAGTATCCAATTGCAGTCGTCCAGATAGGGATCAGTTCCATTCCCATCACGTAGTATCTCATGAGGCAGTCGCACCTTCAGTGTCGGACCACTAGGCTGTAGGAACTCGATCTTCTGTTCCAGTGCTTGTAGCTTGCCCTCTATCTCACGAATGGCCTTGTCATCTTTGGCAGCAGCCAACTCATTCGACAACTGCATGAGGTCAGCCATTGCCTGATCACTGGACTGATCACGCTTGGTGTATCCTGTCTCAAACCATGCCTGATTGGTCAGCAGTGCGATCAGCACATTCTTCTTAGCCTTGGACTTGATGTTCACACCTGGGCTGAACTTCATAGCGAAGATGACACCGATCAGCTTCTGTAGACAGCGTGCGAATGCATCGACTGTCTCATCCACCTCTTCACTCAGTGTGGGTGTCGCACTGACTGACACGATAGGATTCTTGGCGTATAGCTCAGGCACCTGTGCAGTGACATTGGAGAAGACTATGTTCTCGGTTGTGGTGAATACATCATTAAGCCGACGAGCGTTAGTGCGATTACCAGCAGTACGACCACCACTACCATCCCTATGATCCTGTTGGTCGTGATTGTAATACCGTATTGCTTCGTCCCATGCGTCAATGAGATCGTCCATCGACTTCTGGGCTTGGTCACGTCTGCTCCTCCATATACCACCACGCTTGCTACTAACAGGTATCCTACTGTCTGCCATCATCTTGTAGACAGGAGGTGCTGCCTCTTCAGTAGGCAGTCCCATACCATCAGCAGCAAGTGCTTGCTCTAGTGGATCAGGTGCAGGAGTGAATGTCGGATCGTCTTCATACGTGCCACTCATGCTACGGTAGCCTCCAATGTCCTAGACCACCACCACTGAACAGCAACACGATGATTATGACCAACACAATCAGACCGATAGCACCGAAGCCACCAGTACCATAGTGTCCACCTCTGTAGCCATAGTAGCCGCCTCCTAGACCACCGAACAGCAACACGATGACAAGGATGATCAGGATCAAACTCATTTGTGCCTCGCTTTCTTACCACCGCGACGCTCACGCTCTATCTCATGCCATGCCATCCATGCAGGTGGATCATCCTTGCGGCCAACAAACGTAGCCAGCTTGGGCCTGTTACTCATGGCATACTTCCACATGTCCATGGCATGGTCATTACGATCAATCGGCACGTCAGTAATCTCATTACTGGTGTCATGCCTGAAGTAGTACTCTGTGATCTCATCTACGAACCACTGACAGCGATCAGATGCATAGAAGTGCGGTGCTAGGATCATCCCAGTGATGGGGTTCTCATGCCTCGTATCCAGTGTCAGGTAAGTCCAGTTCTTGGCAATGCCGGCAGCGATATCGTTGTTGCCGCGCTGCATTCGTATGCCGTACTCTTTGAAGAGGTTGTCAACGGTCTCACCGACTGTTCGACTGTTGCCTGTCTTCCTTCTGAATACATCTGGGTCCGCATAGATAGGTGGGAGTTCACCATCCGAGATGCCGACTTCAGCACGTATTCTGTGTATATGGCTCGCTGCGTCATGGACGGTAAGCTCTGCAACACGGAACCCATCGAGCAGAAACACATTGGCGTCGTCATCGGCAAAGAACAGCCCATAACAGGAGTGTCGTGCCAGTCCGTGATCGTATCCTTCCATGAATGTAGGACGAAAGCCTGTCCTCCACAACTGTTGCAGATGTCTGCTTGCATCTTCATATGATACGACATGCTGCGTCTCATCGAATTGGGGATACACAAGTCCACTGAGCGCACCCCATCGTCCATATATGAACCTATCTCGCATGGAGCCTGTGTAGGTTGCCAGCATTCCTCTGATGTAATCGTCTCCAACATTCTCAACGTTCTCGTACGTGCTCCCTTCGTAGAGTTCGATGAGTGGCTTGGGCTTTCCATCCACGAGAATAGGTTTGCCTGCATTGTCTACCTCACACAGTAGCTTGTCTGTTACGAGGCCACGCTGCGTGAAGTCATGCAGTGGCTTGACGATCTCTCTGTAGCACCAGTTGCGTGTAGGATTGAGTGTCGCAATGAACCACTTCGGTCCCACCTTGGGCATCAGTGGATCGCTACCGATGTACTCAGCATTCCCACGCAGACGGCCCATCAGGTCCATGAAGTCCTTATGACTGAACTCAGGATCTTCTAGCTGGTCTACGATAATCCAATCGTAGGTAGCCGACAGCAAGTTGCTCTTCGACTCCTCCGTTTCTTTGCCGCGCTGGGCCACATACCTGAAGTTTATAGTTGAGCCATTCTTCAGTATCAGCGTATTTTCGTCTCGACTCGGCATACGCTTGATCCAGTGTGGCGGACACCATAGCAAGAACTCTCGCCTTATGGTGTCGTTGAGTTTCGGATATGTGCTCCTTGCCACTAGACCATTGCATCCAGGGTACTCCTGTGACAGCTTCAGTGCCTTCACACATGCAGCCGCTGTCTTACCATTACCGAAGCCGCCACCTAGGAACTGCACCTTGCTGTACGACTGATGGAAGCGGTGGTGCATGCCTCCTTCTACGATCTTGTATCGCTTGGTGCTCATGTCGTCACAGTCTGCAACTCAGCGTCAGAGAATGCACGCGACCAGAACTTCATACTTCGGACATGAATAATGCCTCCACGTACTCCATCTGGCCGGTTACCGAACTGCAACTGATTGACAGATGGTGCTATACCTCCAGGAGTAGAAACAACCGTACCACCGTTCACGACGGCTGTACGATTAACGCCATAAGTATAGCCAAGGCGCATGACCTGTCCTGCCGTTGTGGTCCCAAGAGGGCTTAGTGCAGTCCCAGGCACGCCTGCAATGGTTGATGAAAGCGCATACGCTCCAGAAAAGCTTGGGGACAAAGTCAGGAAGTTAGTTGTTGTTCCATCAGAGAACTCGGACAGACGCACATTCATGCCCCCCACAACCGCTGGAAACGATACCTCTTCGACAATGGTTCCAGCAGAACTGATAAACCAACTAGAGAAACTGGCTCCTGTTATTTGACACACATCACCAGCACGCAACACAGCAGCACTGGTCGTAGGAATGTAACTGGTTGGGAACGTACCAACCTCCATCTGTGTGCCCCACACATACAGTCCTGATACATCATCACCTACCCATGTGGGGACATAGAAGCTAGGATTAGGGATGTTGGCGACAACAAGACCAAAGCGTACTTGTGTTGCAGTGGCACTTGTCTGCATCCATGTTGAACAACGATAGACACCATTGCCAACATCCTGTATGACAGGACGGCCTGCTTGATTGTTGCTAGAGATCACTCCAGTTTGCAGATCGAATGTGACCATCGTTGCAGGAGTGCCACCTGCTAAATCATCTAGGATGATCTGTAGGTATCGCATCTCACCAGCTTTGGCATACACAGAACAGCAATACTGTGTGTTGATTGATGCGGTCCTTACATTCTGTATGCTGTGTTGTGCAGTTGTCGTAGTAGGGATCACCTTCACGAATGAATTAGTACCATCTGGTGCAGTGCCAGAATTGCCTACCATGGTCGCATTGCTTACTCCCCAACCACCAGGAGGAACACCAAATGGTAATATGTTAGTTCGTGCCTCCTCTAGCAACAGACCACGCAACTGTCGTGTCACAGGATCGTAGTCCCATCGTGGCTCATTCACAGCCGCAGTACGTATCACACCTGTCGGATCAGTATACGTGCCAGTGGTCGTACGTGTGAACGTGATACGTGAGTCTAGTGTACCAGGGACCATGAAGTTCAGATCGAGTGCAGTCGTAGCAGACTGCATCTCTGCATCAGACAGGATACGAGACCAGTACTGCATCTTACGCATATGGCCATTGCCATTGTCTGTTGACAAGGCAGCACCGACTGACATGAAGCGAATGCCTGTTGTAGCGTACGTAGCATAACCATTGGTCATGGTAGTACCGATACCAACACCTCCACCATCGAGACACGATCTACCTGTCGATGGTGCTGCCCATGTGGTGCATGCTCTAGTCACAGTATTCTGTGTCGCTGTGCCTGGTGCATTGGCACCTGCGAGCATGTCGTACTGGCCAACAACCCTCGTTGTGCCAATCGTGACTGCACCATGACCACCTGCGTAGTTAGGCCGTCCAATGATACGATTGTTCTGTGGTGTTATATCAAAGAAGTCGAACTCAGCCAGCCAACTACCACCTACACCATTGAACCATCCCATGTTGGCTGGTGGAATGAAGCACTGATCGATGCTACGTGTCGATGCTGCACCAGCGGACATGATGAGGCTGGTAGGGAAGTCATTGAGTTCTAACTGAGCACCCCACAGCAACAGACCACTACCTGCGACACCTTGATACACTTGGAACTTGATAGAGGATGGTGAGTCAGACAACTGCATGACGAAACGCCAGTTCGCAGATGACGTGCTGGCGATGCCTGACACAGTGCATCGATAGATGCCATTGCCTACATGCTGCATGGTAGAGTTGTTGGCTACAGCACCTCCAACAGCACGTACCGCATCAGTTATCGTACCACCAAGCAGATCGAATGTAGCACCAACGAATGTACCAGCATTGTCGTCTGCGAACAGGCACAGATACTGTCTCTCAGCAGCTTTCGCATACACAGACATGGTGTACGTCGTGTTTGCTGTGACAGTGATGATGCGGGAGCAGATATGGAATGCTAGAGTAGCAGTCTCAGCCACCTTGACCATATCGTTGGCACCAGTAGGTGAAATGCCACCCCCAGCAGTAGTAGTTGTTCCATTTGGTCCCCAACCATTTGCACTGTGCGGCAGGTGATGAGGACAGAGGTTTGTCCTCTCATCCTCTAACAGCAGTCCCTTCAACGCATGTGTGACAGGATCATAGTTCCAACGTGGTGTGTTGGTTGTTGCGGTCTGCAACACACCAGCACTGTCGAAGTACGTAGCATTGGATGCACGTGTGAACTGTATCAGTGGATCGAGTGATCCAGGCGTCATGAAGTCGAGCGTCAGCGATGGTGGTCCACCTGTAGCAGTCGAAGCTCTACCACGAATGCCTTGTCTACCAAGATGCCCAACACCGAAGAACATACTAGTTCACCAACTCTGCAATGTTCAGTGATCCAGCACCACCTGCCTGTATCACAGCCAACCGCTCTCCAGGTAACACCCAGAAGTACTCTGGCACACCAGCAGGCAACAGGATTGCACTCGATGCAGCAACAACAGCTACAGGATTAGCACCGAAGCTGATCCAACAGTCAGCAGTTGCCACTACACGGATGTGAGACGTAGCATTCGGTGCTGTGATTGGTACACCTACAGGTGTGTACACAGAGTAGCGTCCATTCACTGCTGTCTGGAATGCATTACAGACTACACTCGCTGCACCGATGGCAATGGTCTGTGACGAATACGGTCGTGCAGCTTGTACTGCCTGACCATGACCATCATTCCTTACAGTCATATGCCTCTCTCCATGTCGATCACAGGTGGAACATCCTCAGTACCACGCCGTATGTACTCAATCACCAGTCCACCATCTACACGGTGACGGTGTTCGATAATATCAGCAGGACGGTGACCGCTACGATCAAGAATATCACGCGCAGCAGCCATACGATCACTACGATTTCCTGCTTGCAGGGCCTCGACCATTGTAGCGGCTGCATTGCGTGCATTCTTTGCTAACATGTCGCGTACGACATCTGTCTCACTGTCTACGATGGTCCTGACAATGGCCTCATGCATCTGTCCATAGGCATCAGACATCTTCAGTCTGCCTACCTGATCAACTGTCAGCTTCGTAGCGATGGCAATCTCTTCATCATCCATCCCAAACAGCGTATACGATAGGATGGCACCTACTGCATTCATAGTCTTAGGCAACTCAGGAAGATCAGCCAACTTCCTTCGTGTGGCAGTGATTGTCCGCTGTGCCTCTCTGTGAGTTGGTATCTCTACGAAGCCAACAGGTGGAGAAGTGCTGCTGTCACCAGCAGTAGCAACACGACCACCGGGATATACCAAACTCCCATCTGCTAGCCTCAATGGCTCACTCGGTGATGGCAGACTAGCTGACATGCTACTTTCTACCCATGTTGAATTGCCGCATCAACTCAAGTGTCATCTCCATTGCTGTCTTGCTGGGATCAACTCCACCAACGAATGGAATTGCAGCACCCATACCCTTAGGTGTCGGAGCAGCACGACTTACACCACCGATTGCACCAGGAGGACGTGGTGACTTCGCAAGTGCATCCGTAACTGCTTGGAATGCAGTCGGATCATGTGGTGCAACTGGTCCAACACCACCACGCAACATGCCAGGAGACAACACTGGACCTTCAACTGGTGGAGGAGGTGCAGGAGTTGGCGTAACTGTGCGAGGAACTGGTCTCGCTGGAGGAATGTCTACAGGAACAACTGCCGACTTAGGAATTGGTGGGAACTTTGTAGGATTAGCTGCCTGTGCTGCCTTAGAAGTTGGCACTGCACTCTTTGGCGAGTTCGTTCGTGGCCTCGGTGCAGGTTTTGGCTCAGGAGCAGGTGGTTCTTGCACTGGTTTGCCACTTACAATGTTACCACCAACTGTTGGTTCACTGAATGTGAACGTATCAGCCATCGTTCCACGACTTGCAGGCGGCGTTGTTGCCTTAGCTACACGAGGGCCACTCTTTGCACCACTGTCTGGTGTTGAGGGTGGCCCTTTTGTCGTGTCTGCACCCTTGTTTGCACGTGGTCCAGGCTTTGGTTCAGCAGATGCATTGGGATCGGGTGTCGATACGAGGTTGGGAGGCATGTATCCTTGTGTAATTGCACCACCAATCAGTGCAGCAGCCAACTTGGGATCAATGTTCTGTATCCGTTGCCATATCTGAGCAATCTCTTGCTGAGTGCTTGCAGCAGTTGGTCGTGTCGCACCACTACCAAGTGGTCCTGCCGTAGTTGTTGGAGGCACACGTGATGCATTGGTCGGATCAGTGATGACATCACCTGTCGAAGAGCCAGGAGGGGGAGGAGTCGGTACTGTAGCTGTCGGTACTCTAGCAGGTGCAACTGCCTGATCAACCATTGCAGCCATGTCTACAGGCTCATTACCTGTCACATTGAGGTCCAATGTTGGCTCAGTGCTAGTTGCAGACGGAGCAGGAGTGACAGTTGTCGCAGCAGGAGGTGCAGCAGATGTCGTAGGTGGTACAGCAGGAGCACCACTGACTACTTGCTGACCGAGATTAGGTGCTGGTCCTTCATTACCATAGGGGGACACACCTAGATTGACATTCGGTGGATTGACACTTGGCTGTGGTGCAGGAGTGCCAGGAGGCACAGGTGGAGTTGGCATCCTCGCACCGGGTGCAGCACTTGTTCTCTGCACAGTTGGCGTTGCAACTGGATTAGGACGCGGTTCGTCAGTGATTAGATCAGGGAATGGACGTGCAGCACCTTGCTCATTCTGTGCTCGAACTTGTTGCATCAACAGCGCACGCATGGCTTTAGGTGTGACGTTTGCTGCACCACCTAGTTTCTGTTGCAACAACTCCATCGGGGACAGAATGGTGCCAGACATCAGTACTCTCCTTGTCTCACACTGCGAGGACCAAGTATCTGTTGTGCAATACCTGCTGCATCAGGGGCCTGTTGCTGCATCTGTTGCGGAGGTGGTTGTTTCTTAGTTGGAGGCTTGGCCTTCTTAGGAGGGAACTGCTTGTTGGCTCTCGTTGTCGTTGCAGTCGCAGCCTTACCATACGGAGGGGATGCCATTACCATGCACCCTTTCCACCACCACCATTACGTGACGGATCAACAGGATATGCAGTCGGTCTATTGGTGCGGAGGAAGATATTACTCAGTGCAGCCTTATCAGCAGCAGTATAGGCACGATTGGACAGTGTTGCGAGCGTATCGATTGGCCGCTTACCACCCATGCCCTGATCAGCAGTCTGTCCCTTCACTTGCATATACGTCTGATTGCCAACATTGGCGTTGCCAGCTAGTAGATTGGCAACCAACTGCCTGAATGCCTCAATGGTAGGACCATTCTTCCTGAATGCCTTCGACAACTGGTCATCAGCACTCATCACACCATTGGTTTGCACAGCAGGGACACCAGCACTAGCAGGACCAGTAGTGTTAGGACCAAGTGTAGGGGACCAACTCACAAATGACAACACAGGATTAGCATTAGGCTGCACAACTGTATTGATGAATCCAGTCCTACCTACGCCAGTCTTATAGTCTAGGCCATACGTGGCCATGGCATTCACTCCATCTGAGGCTGGGAGACTGCATCAGTTCACAGACATCACACAAACACAAGCACTTTCTACCTACATACTACTATGTAATACAT